AAGCCCATTCGCGGCGGCTTCGTTCAGGCGCATGCCCCTGAGATTGTCGCTCAGATGGAGGCCACTGGGGAGCTTCACCGCAACGAAAAGAACAAGCTCATTTCCAGAACAGGAAACGAGTTCGTTGATACGTACACCTACTACATCGTGTTCCCGGACTACATCGAAGACGGTATCTGCCTTCTCTGCTTGTCCTCCACGCAACTGAAGGAAGCCCGTAGGTGGAACCGCTTGCTGACCAGCACGTTCATCCCGGGAACCGGACGCAAGGCTCTTCCCTACTTCATGAAGTGGACGCTGACCACGGTTCCCATGAGCAACGATCAGGGCTCGTGGGCTGGTCTGCATGTGGAGTTCGCAGGGTTCGTCGGAAAGGAAACACTTCAGCTTGTCACTGAGGAACGTAAGGCGTTGCCCACTCCCGAACAGCGGCTTGACTTCACTGCGCTGGAAGCGGGTGACGCATCTGAAGCCATTGACGTTACCCCCGGCGGAGCCGCGTTCTAGTGTATGGCTGTGTCCTTCATTGAAATGAAGGTGTTCAACTTTCCTCTCTATGCCGCAGTATTGGCGTGGAGAGGAAAGCCTGATGCCAAAGAGGACGCGGTGTACCATTACGTTAAGCGTAAACTGGAACCCAAGGGATGGAACTATTATCGAGTAGAGAACACGTTGCAGAACGGGTTCCCGGACATAGTTGCCTACAAGGGCTCTCGCGTCATCTTCATTGAAGCTAAGGTTTGTCGTCAGGCGAAGTTCACTGACGTCCTTCTTAATTTCACTTGGCAACCGGGTCAGGTAGCTTTCATGCTGGAAGCACTTGAGCAAAAGGCTCCGTACTACCTTATGGTACTACACAAAGAAAACCTATACCTGTTCAAAGGAACTCCATATGGCAACATTAAAAATAGCTCCGACTTTGCTGAACTCGTTTGACTTCTATATCGGATGCCCCGAAAGCTGGAAGGTCAGAGCGTATGAAGGGCTGGTCAGCACGATCAAAAGGGCTCCTTTCAAACCCACTCCCGAGATCACCAAGGGTCTCAATTTTGAAGATCAGGTTCAAAAGCGAGTGGAAGGGTGCTTGCAGTTTGGCTGGAAGAACCATGAACTGCCGGGAAGCACTGAGTTCAAGATCGTAGTGGACAGGTGCATGTACGGCAAGTTCCAAGTATGGGGCGAACGGACTTATGACGTTCCGGGATACGGCAAGGTAAAGACCGCTGGCAAAGCAGACGTTCTGTTCCCCAAGGGTTCGGATCATTTTCAGTACGGAAAGATCATTGATATAAAGACCACGGGCAACTTCAAGGATGAACGCAAGTATACCGAGTCTTGGCAACCTCTGGTCTACGGTATGTTCTGGGAGATACCTTATTTCCAATTCCTCGTGGCTGTATGGGAAGACACGGGGTCAACGAAGATCAAGTCCTTGAAGGCTATCAATATGAAGCTGGATTTGGAAACGGCTGAGGAACGGATCGTCAATCAGATAACCAACTTCTACACGTGGCTCAATCTCAACGGCTTGTGGGGAGACTACTTCCATACGTACTGCAAAAATCCTAGGTAGGCTCTATGTCCGCGCTGGCACAATTCAAACTGCTTTTCACCGGAAGGGATTCTTGCTACGGAGTTCACGTGCCAGACAAATCCCCATACGTGGAAGGTGAAAAGCGAAAGGGATCGTCATACACTGAAAAGACGGCAATCACGGACGAGGTTTACGAGGAACATATAAAGGGAACAAAGTCCATTGGGATAGTTCCGCTGACGGGGGACAACAAGGTATGGTTCGCGGCTATCGACATAGACGTATACCCCTTGGATCCCCGTCGGTTTTGCTTCTTCTTTGCCAAGTATAGCTTGCCCTTTACGGTGTTCAAGAGCAAGAGTGGAGGAGCGCATGCCTTTATTTTCTTCGCTAAGGAGACAGAAGCAAGGGCTGTAATACAGCAACTGGAAAGAACTGTATCTCTGTTGGGTCTCCCAAAGGATACTGAGATCTTTCCAAAGCAAGCGTCTACGGAAGCCATAGGCAACTGGATCAACCTTCCGTACTTTGATGCCTACAACACGACACGCTACGCCTACGACGATGAGGGAAATCCCCTTGGGTTTGAAGAGGCAATGGAGCTCGCATGGAGCCGAAGGACTTCTGTGGGCGCACTCAAGGACGCACTTACTCGTATGCCCTTTGCAGAGGCTCCGCCTTGCCTTCAACGGCTCTACCTGTCGGGTCTGGTGACGGAAGAGAACCATAACCGAAACAAGTTTCTGTTCAACACTTGCGTCTATCTGAAGAGCAGGAACCCTGATGACTATGAGGAACGGCTCAAGGCCGTAAACAACTCACTGGCTACGCCTATGGATGAATTGGAGTTGGAACGCACTGTTCTTCATTCCTTCATCAACGGCGACTACAGTTACCAGTGTGATGAACCTTGGCTAACTGACTTCTGCAATAAGGCAGTTTGCGCCAAACGCAAGTTCGGCAAAAGCTCAACCTACGTGAGCGACTTCTCATTTGAGGGTTTGCGTCAGGTTGAATCGGATCCACCGTATTACGTATGGAAGATCAATGGGCAGGACATGACGTTTTATTCTGAAGCTGAATTGCGTAAGCAGGACAGATTCGCAGACTACTGCGTCAGGTACCTCCATAGATGCCCGAATCGGCTTAAGGAGTCTATATGGATTGAAATCCTCAACAAAGCCCTATCCAACATTGAAATAGTGAAGCTAGACAATGGGGACGAAATGTTGTCCGAAACCGAGATCCTTAAGCAACATCTGAGGGAGTTCCTCATGGAACGCCAATTAGCTCAGGCTCCGGGTCAGGTTCTAATGGGTCAGGCTTACTTCGATGATGACTTGGGTTACTGCTTCCGTCCCACTGATTTCATGGGGTTCTTGGAGTACATCAAACGCTACAAGATAGGCGGGACGAACAGACTACATCAGCAACTGAAAAACTATGGGGCATACGCCACAAAGCTCTATAACCCGCTCACCAAGAAGGCGTTTAGGGTTTGGGCTATACACCAGCAAGCGTTGGAGGAGGCTCCCTGCGATTTTGAGGGCACTTCCCCGGCGGCTACCCCTGCTCCTACCCAGCAGGGAAAACGTCCTTCAGAGTCCCCTCAGGGAGGCCGTCCGCTTACGGCGGCGGAAAAACTGCGCCGCATGGCGTTGCAACGCGAAGACGTAGAAGACGATGAAACCGTCCCAGCTCTGAAGTTCGAACAGGAACAGGGAGATTTCTAATGAACTTGTACAAGATCATTGGGCCTCCAGGAACAGGCAAGACAACCTTCCTGCTCGATACGCTAGAAGAAGAGCTCAAGCGCACACCTCCCGAAAGGATAGCCTTTGTATCCTTCACAAGGAAGGGTGCGTACGAGGGCGTAGATCGGGCACTCAAAAGGTTCAACTTAAAGAAGGAGGACGTTCCTTACTTTAAAACCATGCACTCCATTTGCTATCACCAACTTGGTCTCACAAGGGATCAGGTAATGGGAAGCGAGCATTATAGGGAACTTGCCCACGCTTTGGGTTTGCCTCTGGTTACGTCAGACCTGTACGCAACAGGGGTTCCACATTCAGAAACTGCACGTTGCATTGTGGCATGCCAACTTCGTCTTACCAATCCTGATGTGTTTGAAGTCTTCATCAAGGACTCAAATACACAACTGCTGCGTTTTGTAGAAAAGAACTACCTGCGCTACAAGAAGCAGAATGGATTGATGGACTTCACGGACATACTGTATCAGAGTTACTTAACTCAAGATCCATTGCCCGTGGACGTGGTCTTCATAGACGAGGCGCAGGACTTGACTATGCTTCAATGGGAGGTGATGCTAAAGCTGTTCAGCAACGCTTCTAAGGTCTATATTGCAGGTGACGATGACCAAGGGGTATACGAATGGGCAGGAGCCGACGTTCAACGGTTCATTGACGTTCCGTCCTACAAAGTTCTTGACCAGAGTCACAGGCTTCCAAAAGCCATTCATCATTTTGCAATGGAGATATCTTCTAGGATAGCGGGAAGCTCCAAAAAGATATTCAATCCTCGTGACGAGGAGGGCGTGTTAGATTCGGCTACCAATTGGGCTAACGTATCTTTTGAACCCAACACTCCTACATTGGTTCTTGCAAGAACCCATGCAGAGCTCAACAGGGCTGAAAAATGGTTGCGGCTTATAGGAGTTAACTACTCCAAGGTAGAAAAGAATGCGATAAAGCCCGCTGTTAATCCTAAGTCTCTTCGCGCCATAACCCTGTACGAGCAAGTAAGAAAGAGAGAAAAAGGGTACGAAAAGGCCAAACGACTGCTTGAACTGTACAAGGACTTCTTTCTTACACTGGATTGCCCTAGCTCTCCATGGTTCGTTGTTTATGCCAATCAGGAAGAGGCAGGGTTCATTCGTAGGCTTCTTAGATCAAAGGAGAACTTTGAAAAGGAACCCAATATAACACTCAGTACAATTCACGCGGCGAAGGGAGCCGAAAGCTCCCATGTTGTGTTGGCTCTAGACTTCTCCTACAAGACGTACCGAACGTGGGTTTCGTTTATGAACTCAGAACTTAGGGCGTATTACGTAGGAGTAACAAGAGCAAAGAACAGATTAACCTTAAAATTAAAGGAAAACACATATGGATACCCCTCAACTTGGAACTAACGAATACCCTGTGTTCACTACCTTTAACGTAAAGAAAGGACAGTGCGTGCCTTTCTTGGATATCTTCTATTACATCCATAAGAACGGTCGGCACACTGTTAACCGCAAGGGTCAAGGGCTCTACGAAATGCGCAACGTAACGTTGGTGCTCGACCCGGAGGCTTCTACGTATTGCCTTGGACGGTATCCCTCTCAGGAGTACCTTGAGAAGGAACTGGACTTTTACGCGAGCGGATCTCGTCAATTGGAAGACGCTGTAAAGATGAGCAAGTTCTGGAGCAAGTGCTCCGACGACGGAAAAACCATCAACAGCAACTATGGGTTCCTTCTGTTCCATGACGAGAATAAGCATGGTTTTACTCAGTTCGAGCACGCAATCAATTGCTTGCGTAACAACCCTGATTCCAAAAAGGCTGTGATGACGCTGTACTCCAAGGAACACGCCTACATCAGCAACGATAATCCTTGCACATTGATCATCAACCTGTACATTCAAGGTGATGCGCTCAACATGCAAGTCATCATGCGATCCAATGACCTTTGGTACGGTCTGCCGTATGACTTGCCTTTCTTCAGGGTCGTGCATTACACTGCGCTCGCAATGCTTAAAAGAACGTATCCTAACCTTGGATTAGGCTATCACATCCATCAAGCCCTCAACTTGCACTTCTATGAATGGGCGTTTGACAAGTTCAGGGATTGCGAAAAGAGGTACGACAACGAGAGACTTAATGTTGCACAGCCGTTGGTGTCGTGCCCCCAAGCCGCTATTCAGCGTTTGACAATTGGAGCTTTTGTGCAACGTTTTATCGGGCTATTCGATTGGCGCAATCATAATCTGAATATGAACGTGGCATGGGAGGCCTCCAAGCAGTCCCGGTGCCTTAAGAAGAAGTGCGGAGCGGTCATCGTTTGCAATGGCTCTATCATTGCAACAGGCTACGGAGACCGGGACGGGGAGGCTTGCACTGAATGCGCAAGGGACAAGAAGGAAGTGTTCTACAGCGACGGGTGCTACTCCGTTCATGCTGAGATGAGGGCGTGCATCAGGGCTCTCCAGAACGGATTCTCAGACTGGAGCAACGCTGTAGTGTACGTGACGCATGGGCCATGCGATGCGTGCCTGAAACTTCTCAACCACCTTGGAGTGCGCAAGGTCATCTACGACAAGCCCTATAAGACGGACTACAAGGGCCATTGGCCTCTCATCGAAGTCCTGAGTCTGACCGAAGCGTGCTCTAAGTAACTTACTGAAATAACAGACAAACTCTTAAAATGCGCAGGAATGCCGTTTTGCAGGACGCACTTTCGGCATAGGGCAAAGGCCACGAAAGGAATTTTCGCCTCCCAAAGCGACGTTCCTGCGCATGGTAAAAATCCAGGAGACGCTATGAAGGTTCTTGCATGCACGATCTGCGGGCGCAATGTGCTTGTGGGTAACGCTACGAAGACCGTTGTATGTGCCATATGCAATTCCAGCCTTGCTACTAAGATCAAAAAGGAGCAAAAGGAAAGGGAAAAAGAGCGCAGGTCGTGCGCCAACCCCGACTGCGATAACACGTTCGTTCCTTCTGTACCTTGGCAACGCTACTGCTGCCATGCGTGCAAGATAGCGGCGCAACGGTCTGAGCCCCGCGTGAGCTATTGCAAGCAGTGCGGACAGCCTTTTAAGGGCGACGCAAGGTTTAAGTATTGCTCTGACGAGTGCAAGGCACTGGCACATGAGGCCTCAAAGAGGGAAAGAACTAAAAGGGCAAAGGAGCGGAGTAATGAGTTTTGATTGGCTGAGTTCCGCCACTGAAATAGGCGTAGACACTGAAACGAAAGACCCTCACCTTAGATCAAAAGGGCCGGGAGTCTTTCGTAAGGACGGGTACGTTGTTGGCGTTTCGCTGGCGACAAAGGAAAGGGCAGTCTATTTGGACATTGCGCATCCTGATACCACTCCTGAACGCAAGGAGCGCAACCTGCGCATAATCAAGGACATTCTTGCCAAACCCACGCGCAAGGTGGGAGCCAACATTGTATACGATCTTGACTGGCTCGTTAACAACATGGGTATTGAAGTCAAAGGGCCGTTTGAAGATATCCAATATGCTGAGCCGTTGATTGACGAATACCGTCAGTCCTACAGTTTGTCCGCCTTGGCTAAAATCTATGGGTGCGAAGAGAAGGCTTCAGACCTGTTGGATATGTATTGCGCCAAACAAGGCTGGAAGTTCAAGGACGCTCGTGAACACATTTGGAGGATGCCAGCGCAAGCTGTAGCCCGGTATGCCGAGCTGGACGGCATGTTGCCCATGCGAATCATCGAGAAGCAACGGGAGGTCATCTCTAGGCAGGGTCTTGATGAGGTGTATAGCATAGAGTGCCGCCTCATACCGTTGCTGATTCAAATGCGCAAGCAAGGGGTCAGGCTGGACATGCCTCGGCTAAAGAAGACTTCCTTGGCTGTGGTGGACAAAATGTACGAACTTCAAACAGACCTTTATGAATGGGCTGGCGGGGAGTTCGATATTGGATCGTCAACTCAGCTTGCCAAGGTGCTGGACAGAAAGGGCATTGAGTACCCACGCAATCCTCCAACTGAATTCATGAAGATGAAAGGCAAGGAGGGCAACCCCAATCTGGACAAGGATGCCATCACGCGTATGGTCATGGCCGGGATTGATCCTAAGCTGAAGACCATCTTGCTATGGCGGCATTACAACACGCTCACCAACATGTTCCTCATTCCGTACTACGATTTCGTCGTAGGGGACAGACTGCATTGCCAGTTCCATCCGCTCAAGAGCGACGGATACGGAGCTGTGTCGGGACGCTTTTCAAGCGCGAAACCCAACCTGCAACAGGTTTCAGCACAGGAAGACGACTTGTTTTCAGGCGGGGACGAACTGTTGGAAGGGCAAATCCTGCGCAAGCTGTTCATTCCGGAGGAAGGGTACACGTGGGCTAAACTCGACCAAAGTCAGGTTGAGTACCGAATAGGCGCGCATTACGCGATTGGACCTGGAAGCGAAGAGCTGAGGCAGACGTACAGGGACAACCCGAAGACGGACTACCATCAGCACATTCAGGATCTCACTGGGTTCGACAGGCGTACAGCCAAGCGACTCAACTTCGGCGCGTCATACGGCATGGGCGCGGAAGCGGCCTCCCGCAAGTTCTATTGGTCAAAGGAAGAAGCGGTCATGTTCATGGAGGCGTACCACAAGGAGGTTCCCTTCCTGAAGCAGACACGCAAGCGCGTTGTGGAAAAGGCTACCCAAGCAGGGTACATATTCACGTTGCTTGGCAGGAGGGCAAGAGTGCATCCTTCCCGCAAATTGCACTCGTTGTACAACAGGTTGATTCAGGGGACGGCGGCGGATATCATGAAGAAAGGTATGGTGGATGCGTACGAGGCAGGGCTATTTGAAGTGCTTCCCCCTCACATTACCGTACACGACGAAATTGACGTGTCCGTACCTCCAACGAAAATGGGCAAAGAAGCCCTCAAGGAACTTAAGCGGGTGCTTGAAGAATGCGTTACGTTGAGGGTTCCGTTGATTGTAGACTGCCATGAGGCGAAAAACTGGGCGGAGGCAGACTAATGGAAGAGCAGATTACGAAGAGAGACATCCACTCTGTAAAGATCGCACTTGCGGCCTTTGCCGCTCTGTTTTTTGGAGTTGGTCTCTTGATAGGAATAGGGATAGGCGTATGTTTGTGATTGTCGGGCTTTTGCAGTTAGCACTGTTCATTGGGTTAACCTTTAACTTTCCCAAACAAAGAGATCAAATTCTTCTCTTGGCGTTAATTCTTCTCTGGACGTTGGTATACATTATTGGAACAATAACAGGACTGTTGTGGAAGTAATGAAACACGCGCTTCCTATTCTGGTTGTCCTAATTGGACTTGTAACGCTGTTCTTCGCTGACAATCGAGGCAATTGCGTCAGTGAGCAAACAGTGATAAGTGTGGCTGTGGTAATTTGGTTGTTTGGCTATGTAACTGGTATCGTAATTGGAGGTTGATACGCATCAAGCGTAGCTTACAAAACAAAAGCCTCCGCCAAGATACAATTGGCGGAGGCTTTTGTTTTACAACTAGGTTGTTGCTAGTGCTTCAGGGAAGGCCATGTACACTCTGGATCGTCAGGTCCACCCCAAGGGAAGCCCGGTTGCTGAGGAAGATCGCGCAAGGCTTGGCGGTACGCCTTGATCTCTTCAAGCTTATCCATGTCAAGCGGATAGTCCGGCATGACGAGATAATCTGTTGCAGTAATACGCCTATCGCGTTCGGCGCGTACGCTCGCCGCGAGTTCTTCCTGTGTCGGCGTGGGTGCAGCGTAAGGTTGTTCCTCGGTCACGCATTCCGGATGAGCTTCGGCGTAGGCGAACACGGCGTCCCATTCCTCTGCGAACTCGGCGGCATAAGGGTAAACATGATACGGGAAGCCGTTTTTCGTGATGACATAGGAATCATCAGCGGTTCGGTGGATGATTTGTTCGTAATCCATATTTTCCCCTTATGATACTCTGATGGCAATGAAGCGATTAGAGATGTTGGTTCCACCTGCAACAACACCGTTAGCGGCAGCATCGTATCCCCAAGAAAAATACTTCCACGTTCCTCCTTGAGGCACTGCGGAATTATCACCAACAGCAACGTTAGGTGTGTACACGCACCAGTTTGCCGCACCAACAGAGAGAACGCTGGGACTACAAGGCATCATGTCAGATCCGCCGCTCGGCAAACACCACACGTATAAGGGAGATTGCCCATACGGAGTGCTTCCCCACTTTGTGTTTCCCCAGCCCGTAACAAAGAGAGTTTCAGAAGTGTTGGCTACCTGCGCGCGGTCAGCCAACGCAGCTTGTGGAGCCTTTATTGTTCCCCCTGCTGTTGTTACGATGTTTCCAAGGTTAGTGCTGTCAACCTGCGCCTTGAGCCCACTCGTGTCAGTAGCCCATCCTATGTAGACCTTATTATTTCCCTGCCCCGTGCCGCCACCTTGCTGTATCGGCGTAAACCCAAGGTTCGGTTGTTTGCTGCTCGCCAAGTCATAAGCTGTCTTCACCGCAGTGGCGGACGCCGCCGTCGTCGAATCAGTAAGGTTCACGCTGTCCGTGAGCTTCGCTGCGAGCGTCACGTCAGCTGAGAGCGGTCCGCCGCCAGTGAGCCCGGTTCCAGCGATAACACGCCGCGAATCTGGAACAAGGTTCTCACCTGTTTCTTCCGTTGTCCACACACCGGAGTCATCTCCAGGTGTGGGATACGGCTGCTCATTAGCTAGGATAGCACGAGAAGCTGTATACAACTTGCCGTCCGTAAAAATACAACGAGCATACTGTGAGTATTCCTGACCAGCAAGAAAAGGCATTATGCCGTTCTCGCACAAGGTCTTTGCGACTGAGGTAAGAAGAAACAGCAACTGATTGTGTCGGGCGGAGTTGTAGATTGTGTCATACTGCTGACCAACCTCCATTTGTTCAGGGGTCTGCGTAGTGTCTCTATACGCGACCTCGGATACCGGAATAGGAGGAATAGTCGTGAGCGCAGATTCCGCCCAAACGAAATTGACTCTGTCTTGGTTTGCCATATTTAATTCCCCGGGATAGGTTTGTGGGTAACAATGCCAGTCCTACCTGCATCGCATTGCTGACCTCCCATACGGTCAGCGCAGAAGTAGTTCTTGGGAGCAAATATCACATCTTCAATAGACAAGGTGGCTGGATAGCTTACATAACAGTTACGCTCCACCATGAGGTCATCAAAGAACCGAGTGAGTGCAGAATACACCGTCGTACTGATCGTTCCCGGAACCATTAAGTCAATAGTGAATGGGCCTTTCTTTATGAAGCTAACGTCATAACCGTACAGGTTAGAGATCAGGTTCAACAGTTCAGGAACTGACGCCGCCATAGTGAAGTTTTTAAGGATCTTCCCAAGGATACGAAGTCGGTACATGGCGTCATTGGGAATTACCTTGCTAGACAAGGTCGCATTCGTGACCCAAACTTCAATCTTGTCTACGCCTTGTGCACTTCTGTCAGCCCACATGTAGTTGAGGTCACTGTACTGAAAAGCCGTTCTTGGCTCCCCTACTATGCGACCCAAGGCATCAAGATTACTGCCCTTGGCTGCATACAGCGTACGACCTTCTTCCATCGCAAGGATACTGTCGAACAGTTCTTGAGACTCTTCAAGGAAGGCCGCGAAGAACTGACCTAGCATGCAAGAGTTACTGAACTGAGACAATGCCAGTCCAGTCCCCTGCGTTACAAGGTCGATTCGCTCCTTGGAGAAGTCTACGTTTAGCTTTTCAGTTGCAGCCATATGCTAGTCCACCAAGGTTACGGTGATATTATCAACCGTGAATTCGGACGCCTCGTTCCAATCGATTGGAATGTCCACCTTTCCTTGAGCTTCTGCTGACGTTCCAATGGTCATGTTCACGATAGAGAAGCCGTTGCACGCATCGTTAATAGGTGTAAAGAGCCTTGTTCTGATAACAGGCTCGCCGGGAGGGAAGCCTGTATTTGCCATGATATCATAAACAGAGTAATCAACAATGCTCTGCTTGATCAATTCGGCGTAGTTGCTTGGGAAGACTGCAGAATCGGTGACACGGATGGTTATATCCACGAAAATGGGAACCATTGTAGGACGCATGAACCTGATGTTGTAAGGCTGGTTCTGTCTGTCCCTCAAAGTCACAAGGGTGTTGCCGTAACCTTGGATCGTTACAGGCATGCGCAAGAACATGGCATTGGCAATGTCCTCTGGTTCTCCGCCAACTACCACCGGGGAAATTTCCTTGTAAGGAATTCCTCTGGAGTCCTCAGGATTGGTCAAAGCATTCTGGTAGACCCGGCAGTAGGTAACGCCGTCTACGGCAATGATTGCCGAGTAAATTGCCTCAATCTGACGGTAGCTGGTGAGGCTGGTGGACAACTGCTGACGCTTCCTGAGCTCATCATCAGTTTCCTCAGGCGTACCGACTGAACTGGTGGACGTGTTTGATACGCTGTACCATCCCGCCGTAGCGGTTTGTATCGTATTAATAGAACCAACAGCAGGGTCAATCGCACCCTTTGTCGTGCATTGGAAGCGGCCTTCAACGGTTCCGTTGGTTCCAATGATATAATTGGCCATAGCCTGATAGCTGTTCGTGCCCTGTCGGTCTCCAATGAGTGAACCTTGAGTAATTAGCGTTCCAGCAGTACCAGAGCAGGTGCAAATGATAATCGTTTCGCTTCCCGGCTTGCGCACGATACCGTTCAACTGAACAGTGCCGCTCTGACCTGCCCCGGTGTTGTACAACGGGTTGAATTGTATGCTGGCGTCATAGGCCGCTTCCCAGCATTCAGACAGAGCGTTGGAAAAGATGCCTACAAGTTGAGTAAGAATTGTATCACCAGACGCATTGGCGAAAGGGAACTCACCTGTCTTCGGGTCTTGAATGGCCTCAACTCGTTCCAGCATGTCATTGTTGATGTCAACAAGACGCTTAGGAACGAACCCTTGGGAAAGCATTCCGTATTCAAAGTTAGCCATAATTGATCCTACGCTGCAAAAGTTGAAGCGGTGACGGGCAAAGTAAGCTCTCTCACAGTGCGATCTGTAAGGATCACCCGGATGTATACAGAGAAGGTTCTGTTGCCCAGTATGTATCTGGTGGTGAGCTTTTCAATGGCCTTTACGCCTTCCGTGCCCATAACGCAACGGCGAATGAGCAAGAGGACGTTGTTCTGCTGGGACATTTTGGCTCCCAACATGCCATGACCATCCTGATACCAAGGGAGCCCCGCCGTTGTGTCTAGGAACCATTCTCCCAACTCGCGAAGGAGCCTCAGCTTGAGCCTTTGCATGACCTCGTCAGACCCGGTCACTTCGCCAGGCGATAGATCCCAATTTTCATTAAGTCGGAAGTCCCATGACATATAGCGATCCTTATGCGACAGGCCCTGACGTATCAGCGCCAGATTCAACACCAGTGTGTCTGTGAGAGGACGAGTTCTTGCCGTTGCCGTCAGTGAACGTGCCGTCCCGCTGAGTAATGTTGCCCTGAATCATGTTGCCCGATCCGCTGAGCTCCATGTTGGAGCTTGAAATGGTGCAGGTGGAGCTTGTGTTCATGGATATTGCTCCATCGGCTTGGGTGGCAACTGTACCCGGAGCCTTAGTTGTTACGGATCCACCTTTCATCGAATAGACCGCCTGTCCGTCTGTCATCGTGATACCATCAGGCCCTAAGCTGATGTAGGACGTGCGGGTCAAGTCCCTTAGCTCAATGTTCTCAGTGTTGTAACTTTGAATAGCAACCTGATCGCTGGAAAGACCGGGAATGAAGATTACGTCAGTGAGCGACCTCTTCCTTACATTGGACACGTCAGGGTCAGAACCAACAGGAGGATCGTTAATGTTCCCGGAGGCAACGAAATTCGTTATGTCCTTATCAGCCACTATGAGCAGACCAGTGTCTCCCGGCTTCAACGGCAACGTGAGCAGGAATCCAGCAGTTTGAGCGCAAGGAAGAATGACAGGAACGTCGTTGATCTCAGGAAGAGCCATGTACTTGGTCTCTTGCCCAATGGTGATCTTCATGCGTTCAGTGGGCTGAACCGTGACCTTCAATGGAGGGCCCGGCTTGACCTCTTTGATGATGCAAGGTTTGGCTATGTCCATGGAATCCAACATGCGCTGAATAACCAGACGCTGGGACTCGTTGGGAGAGGTCTTTGAGTAGTCAGCCATCACTTCACCTTAACGCCTAGCTTGTAGCTTTCAATGTCCATCGTCCAGTTGGAGGAGTACGTATCCAAGTCAATTCCAATGGTATGAACACGATACGTTCCCGAGAGGCTTTTGTTCAACTTGCTGGACACCTTCACAGAGGAGCCTACTGTGATACCCGGCACGTACAACGCCTTGATCTTAACCCCGGTAGTCCATTGAAGAGGCCCTGATAGGATTGGAGAGATATTAATCAGACCGCCATTGTCTCCGTTGAGCTCCACTGAGGAGCCGAGCATGAACTTGTCTCCCATGCACTTGAGGGTGCCTTCCTGTACTGACCAAGAGAAGCCGTATTCCTCTGCCAAGCGATTAAGACCGTCTTTGGTAGATCCCGCGTAGCTCCAGCCCTTTCCTCCAATGTTCCCCTCTACGCCTTGGAAGCTCTCAGGGTTCACTGTGATTCCTGGGAGATCCTTGCCAAGCTGACCAGCGGCGGCTGAAATGGACGTTCCAGGGCCAAAAGTAACGCTAGAGGCTCCCATAGCCAAGGCTCCAAATCCAGGAAGAACAAGGAATGACGTGATAATGTCAGCCCCTGCTCGTTCACTTTGGACGTTCATGATAGAGCCTTTGTAGATGGTAGCCATGTTGGTGTTTTCCCAACCAGCTTGCAAAGTCAGCTTGGTGAGCCCTTTCTTTACTGCATTCCTTGTGTCGTCCGAAAGGTTGTACACCTTGATGGTAGAAGGAGAAGGAAGTCCCATCAAGGTCTTCTGTATATTAGCGGATACGCGAAGACCGTTCATTGTGCCGTCACTGGCAAACTGAACAGTGGATCCCGCTGATTTGTTTTGCCATTCAGCGAGAGGCCCTAACGTAACAAGAACTTTACGTAGCCAAGGTCTGTTTTCGCTGTCAGCCATTAGATTACTCGAAGAGGTTTAATAGGAGATCAATGTCAAGCAAGGGATCCCCAAGGTTGTAAGGAAAATCCTCACCTTCTGTGTACCAAAGAACCTTCAGGACCGTACCCAACGCTTCAGGGGCGTAGGGATCCTCGTTGTAAATGGGAACGGCTAACAGGTGGATTCCATCAAACACATTCCCGTAGCCCTTGAGCAGGTTGAGAGATCCCGTCACGATGTTGATTCCGTACACCAACGGGTTCTCATTTGCGTCAAATATATCCAAAACCCAATGATTCTGCTGACCCATCACGTAAGTAGTACGAAAGAGGTAGCTCACCCCTGCAATTTCAGTTGTGAACTTTCTTTCGCCGTCTGAGGTCAAAGGCAGTTCGATTACAGGCATCCGCTACCCCTTCTTGATCGTATCGTACCAAACAGCGGCTTGTGACTTATCGGCGTCGCTTGCGTTGCCTGATTCCACTGTTCCGGCGTTGACTGTACCGCTTCCAGTCTTCTTTGCCCCACCTTTTAACTTGGTAGGAGACTTGCCGACTACGTTCAACGTGACCATGTTGGCTTTCTTGAAGACGCATTCAGCGGTATACGCTTGTCTGAATGGTGCCGTGTGGTTAGGCGTGAACGAAATCAACACCATATTAGTGTAGATCCAGTGTTCGGTGATAACTTCTACAGGCTCGCGGCTTTTCAACATTTCGTAGAATTGGTCGAAAGCTGAAAAGTTATCACCGTTTTCACCAGTATTGGTCATCGCAATGGACACGGACAACTGTTCAGGCTGCAGGATAACGTGATCTGACACGACCGCCCCTGATTCCAAGGGTATATCGGTCATTTGAGAGGTGAAGCTGTGACTTTCCGCCTCTTTTACAGACACAGAAACGCCAGCCACCACAGAGCCTTGTCTTACAATCCCGGTGTCTTCGCTGGTGAAGACGGTAGTGGCTTCATAGTTGTCTGCTATCATGCTATCCTACGCTTGGTCCATGGGTTCCTGGAGTATTAATCTGCGCATCAGGGTACGCTGTTTCAAGGCTCTTGAGCGCAGGGCCGATCTCGGAAGAATCTCTTACCTCAATTTTCACGTTGGCATTCAGGTTAGACTGATTTGTTTGATTGCGGTTTGTGACGCTAGGACGAGTCTCAGTCTTAGGAACGATAACAGGCCCTTTATCAGAAGGGGAAGACTGCTGCATAGCGGTCGAGTTTCTTGCTAACTCCTTACCTGCCTCTTCCAACTGAACCCTTGCACTGACGTTCTTAGAAGAGGATTCTGACTTAGGATAGGGGTTATAGTTACGTTGATTCGTATCCCACCATGTATAGCTTCCCTTCTTTTCTTCAGTAGGAGGAATAATGGAAGGCACGGACTCTTCGTACTTAGGAACGGAATTAGGATAAGGGTTGTAGTTACGTTGCTGTCCGTCCCAATTGTACTGGCGAGTAGGCGGAGGCTCTTGATCTTTACCTTCGTTTAGGTCCTCCAGTCCAAACAGTCTCCTCGCGGCTCCAATAGCTTGATCCACTTTGGTGACGATGGTCTCAACGACCCCACCAATGCCGCTAGCGATCTTCTGGAGCAGCTCCCACATAACTCCAGCCGTTTTAGTCACCAACTCAAACGCCACAACTACGACGTTCTTGAGCAGGTTAGCCAAGTTCGGGAACTTTTCTTGAAAGCCGTCTACCAGACGACCAATGATGGAGTCTTTGCCTTCCAAGAAGGCAATGAAGTCTTCAAAGGCCGCACTGAGGGCAATGACTGCGCCTACGGCTAAACCAAAAGCGGCTATTGCGGGGGCAAAATAGGCCACCAGCAGGACTAGCGCACCCTTAAGGAGCTTTGCCCAGTCGGTTGCCTCCCACAACTTCTTACCGAAGTCTCCAATAGGCCCGAGAGTTTCCTTGAACCAATCAACGAGCTTCTTGCCGTCTTCCCAGAGCTCATTGAAGACCCTTCCAAGGTTCTCAAGGAACTTGGTGATGTTACTTGCGACCCATTCCTTATTGACGTTTAGCCACTCCTTGAAGGAAGTGACCAGTTTGTCAATCATAGGAAGCGTTCCGATAGCGATAGTAGTCCCAAACGCTCGCAATTGAGTCGTGAGGGACATGACGCTTGTCTTTAGCTGAGCCGCCCGCTTCAGGTCTTCCGGAGAAATAACTGCGCCCACGGCGTGGGCTTCCTTGCGCAAGGCCGCGATACCTTCACGGCCTTCACGCAAGAGGCGAACAGTGTCAGGTGAGATGCCAATGGCGTCACCCCACATATTCGCCTGGGGAGCACTCATGCCCTTGAACGTATCAGCCCACGATTCAAGCGAGCGACCCGTCCACATGGCTTGCTTCTGCATCTTAGCGAGGTCGCTTTCAACGGCACTCGCGGAGACGCCTACGCTCTTTGCAGCATAAGCCCATTCCTGGAGGGCGTCAGTGCTGACGCCAGTGGTTTCAGATACCTTCTGGATGGATGCCGCGCTGTTGACTGCCCCGGCTACAAATGCAGTAAGGCCAGTAGCCGCCATTGCGAATCGCTTTGTCGCCTCTTTGACAGTCGCAACAACGCCATCAAGACCCTTTTTATAGGTGTCTACTGCCTTCTCGCTTCCGTCACCGAGAACAGTACTCAGTACTGTGACTAGTTCGTCTACAACAGCCATACTAACCTTCCTGCATTACTCTTACGTAGCTCGTGGCGTAATCTTCCCAGTCTGCACACTTCATCAAGAACACAACGTCTTTCAACGACAGCGTCCCGTCAATGAGCTCCTTATAGGTGCAAAGACCATGTCTAAGGAGCCGATTTACTAGGATCACGTCCTGATGGGAGTCAGGTACTGGGACGCTTATACCTACCGTTGCGGGGTGGAGTTTCGTACGGCTGTACTCAGCCCAGAGGGAAAAAAATCCCTCACCTGTTCAAAGACAGCCAACGCTCCCGCAACAAAGAGGTCTTGAGGGTTTTGGTTGAACCAAGAATGGAACACAGATTCGTTGCTGAGGGGTTCCTGCTCAGGCGTATACGAACGCTTGAGGGCTTCCTTCATGAGCGCACTGAGTTCCGACGCTTCAACGACGCTGAGAGCCTTAGCAATGGCGTCGTAGTGCACTTCACCTTCACCGCAAATAGAGACGAGGGCTCCGCCAGCGGCCTTAAGAACACGGCTCCCAAAGTCAATTGCTTCCATGGGAGGCAGGAGGTCGAACTTATACGTTCTACCGTTCACCTTGAACTCACCCATTCCCGACTTGAGGTCTCTCATTTACCCCTCCACAGTCAGGTTGGTGATGTCGTCTTCAGCCGTGGTCAGGGTGAACTGCAATCCGGCCATCTGCTTGTCGCCAGTGGCAAGCTGACCGGGACGGCTGATATAGGCGTTGGTCATGGTAAGCAGGATGTTGGCTCCGGTTCTGGCCACAACGGTCACACCAAGGCCGCCGTTCTCCTGCCGCAAGCGCAGGTTGTTCAGGAAGGCAATGGAGCGGGAAGTTTCCTTCAGTGTGAACTGAAGGGTAGAGCCTTGATTGGTGGCAATGTTGATGCCCGCGCCGTCAGTGCCTTGCGTTTTGGCAACTTCGCCGCCGTCAAAGGTGTACGTAATGGTAGCACCTTCAAACAGGTCGTAGATCTGGTTGCCGTCCACGACGATACTCGTGGAAGCCTGATTATAAATGGTACGCATTCCTGCTTCTCCTTAGTTGTAAACAGTGACGTCAATGGCGACGGAGTGGAAGGCTCCGGCCTCATACGCCACAATAGCGATAGGGGGAGCAACACGATTTGCCCGCTCTGAAGTCGTTGCGCTGTAGATCGGAGCCGGAGTAATCGTGCATGCCGGAAGGGTCGTGTAACCCGTTTCGTTATCGGTCGTTTCCTCTTCACGATCAGCGAAAGTGCCGTTGCGAATGTAACGGTTATTGATCTTCGCTGCGGCAGAAACAAGAAGATCCTGTCCGGCGGAGGTGTACTTCACCTTCTTGTTGCGCATGAACACGTTGAACACTTCAACCTGAAGCTCTTCCTTGTAGTTGGAGAGGTTCACATGGCTGTCCGTGAACCACGAATCAGCCGACTGTACGCCTTCACGCACGACAGAGGAAGAGTTGCCCATGGACACGTAAGTGTTGATGCGGCGAGCCTTAAGGGAAGAAAGCTGAGTTTCCGTGAGCGGAACAGTTTCAATCCCGGTGAGCTGCTTGAACTTCATGGTCAACGTGGAGTTCTCCAGCGCGTAGTTGACCGACAGAGCCAAGGCCGCGTAGGACACGTCCGGATACACCTGCGGATTGTTATGGTACATAACCGAGGTCTTGATGTACCCCTTGTTGTGGGCATAGAACCCGATGTTGGTCGTGTCCGCAGTATTGTACGCCTGAACGCTGTTGGTGCAGGCAGAGAAGTACGCCTGATCCTGAGCTTCTGCCCAGTCAGCGAAATCCTTCTGATCCTGCGTATCACGATACTGCCGATCCAACGTCCATGCGAACACGCTGCGACCCGCGCAACGAGCGGCGGTCTGAATGAGAGCCACTTCAGAAACGAGGCCGCCCGGAGGGTAACCATCGATACGAGAAGCCGCCGTGCTCTGGGTAAGAGCCAGAATTGAGGACAGGTCGGTGATAGACGAAGCAAAAGACGCGTAGCCAATTGTCACGTCTGCGCCTTGCTGACTTGTGGAAATAACAATAGACTGACCGCTTGTCTCCACAAGGCCGCTAGAACCGATAGCCGCCGTAAGGATCTGAACCACTTCATTGAGAGTCAGACTGCTCCCATAGGTGGCGAAGTTGAGGCCATACAGGTTAACCGTTGCCCCGTTCATGACGAGGGTCATGGCTCCGTCTGTTACGTTGTACAAATCTGCCAAGGCGATCTCACCAGAGGTGAGCTTAGCAGGAGTGGAAGCCTGTCCTTCCGCAATGGACGCTCCCGTGGTGGAAGTGAGCTTGAGAAGCGTGCTCACATCAGTGAACTCAGTCGGAGTTCCCGCGTAGCTGATGTCAGAACCATCACCAACGGTTTTGGTGGTGATGGTAAGGCTTTCACCGTCATCGTTGGCAACAGTGTTAGCAAAAGCCGACATCTGGGTATTCAACTGACGGGTCACGTCAGCCATTGTCGGATTCAGGCCAAATGTCAGGTTAGCGACGGTGTAGGAGGCGTCGCCCACGCTGATAGTGAAACCGCCGTTCTGAACGCTGGCAAGGTTGTTCAGCGTAATAGGGCCGGACACGAGAGTGCCGTTGGTCGGATTCGTAAACACGCGACCGATGCACATGGTCTTAGGACGGTCGGAACGGTTGAAGAACGCCTGAGCCGCGAATATAGCCTCAGAGTTCTCGGGAACCGCGCCTTGCACAGCGTCAAAGGTGGAAAAGAACTGCACTCTGTCATTGCCGGGAGGGAAAGCCACACCGGGAGTAACAAAGCACATCATCGTCATATCCGTCGCAGTTTCGGCGACAGAACGAGACAGGGACACAGGAACGTCAAGGGAACGAGGCAAACTCGTCTTAGCGCAACTGACTACGGGCATACCGGCTTCTCTCCAGGGATTGTGATTTCAATGCCGTTAACATTCCACTTCGATTTATCGAAGTAGTCTGCTGGATACTCTCTGTTGAAGAGGGCATAAAAATAAAAGTTGAAGTAGCTTCTAGGCTGAATTGCGCCATTGTAATAGGCGCTAAGATCTTGTATTCCACTCGTACCCGAATAGCCAAGAAGATTCCATAGATCAAAAGCCCTTGCTGAAGAGCCCAATGACAAGCGAGCGTTTACCGCACTTTCAAGCGCGTTCGGCCCTCTAAAAGTCACCTGCACTTCGCACAGGGAAAGGTTTATCAGGCTCTCAATCGGGCCAGTATCAGGAGAACATGAGAATGTTCCGCCTGGATCCTGACGCATGACCTCGATATTTCTCCACCACAAGGTGATGTACAATCCCTTTGGCGGTCTCGTTCCTGCCTGAGTTTCAACAAGAACTCTGTTGGGTTCAGGATCCCATCCAAAGAACGAGTCAAAGTAGTCCTTAAGAAGGACATTGACCATTTGAGGAGTGAGTTGAATAACATCGCTCATGTGAAGTACCTTACGCAGTGGTAGATATGCTTATTGGTATTCCCCATCATGAACCCTGTTCCCCTGACCTTGAACTTGAACCCCTTGTACAGCACGTAATCTTGACGGTGTTCCAGTCCTTCCTCGTTTACATCAGAATAGAACAGCTCCTTGTCCGTTGTAACGGAGATACCGCCAGACGAGGAGTTTCCGTCGGAATAGAATTCAAGCTGCTCTATAGTAAGGGCTAACACGATTGCCCTCAGCGGTTCAGGCTCTCCAATCTGCTCTTCTTCCCATACCCCGTCCACGTGTTTTCCGACACAATGAACAACCTGAACAACTTTGGAGAAGGCTCGCGTGACCTTGTCGAAATTCATAGGTATCGCTGTCATGACTTATCCCTCACCATGTGAGTTGCCCTATTATGCATAGTCATCGTGTCGATGAGAGGAACGTCAGATCCTTTCCTCTCAATGGTGGCCTTGGAGTTCGGTTGCCATTCGCCTTCCGTAATGGCCTTTCGTACGTCTTCAGCGGCGGCTAGTCCGGCAACCTCTAGAACCTTTTCCAACGTCGCGTCTCCGCTCAGAAGTTTAGGCCCTAACTCTTCCATTACTTCTTTGTACGTCTTTTTCATGTATTGAGAAGCCAAGTCCATGAATGCACGTCTGGGAACACCTAATCCGTAGTTGTTCTTCAACGCGACTTCAATAATCGAGGCTTCATCGTCATAGTTGGGTTCAGGAACCCCAAGTCCCGAAGCGTCTACGGGATAGCCCACTGCAACCTCCTTCTTGTCCGCGTACTTTAACGCAGACTTGATCTTACGGAGGGCTTCCATGGTCTGAACAGGCTGTCGTTTCAACTTCAGGCTCGTTTTCATATCAGTACCCTGCGTTCACAGGAGGCCATTGCAATGAGTACAAGAAGCGACCAATTGGTCTGCCGCCAACAATATCAGCGGCTGGTATCCAAGTGCTGATGAGCGCTAGCAATTGGAGTCCGTATTTGGTTCCCGCTAAGTCGACGGTGAAAGGATTGTCTCCCATCACCAACGACAGAGGAGCAGAACCTTGGGAGAGAGAACCCGTGGCGGCTGAAATGTTAGTTCCCACTTCAGAGGAGCTTTGATCCTTCATCCCTCCCTCGGTATACGCCTCACCAAGGTCATACAAGGTAGCCAATCGATGCGCTGTAAGAAGTCCTACAGCCAACTGGAACATAGGGCCGAACGAACATTCACGCAAAATGGCTACACTCGTTGTACCCGACGTATTGACTGACATGGACGGAACACGAGAAAACTCCGGATAGAACTCCAAGAACTTTTCGTCTACAAACGTCAACTCCCCGTCAACGCATGTTACCATCCCGTCCATTGGGATAGGCTTCTTAGAACAGTTCATGGTCACACCTGCATTGTTTCCTTGGTCTTTCTAGGCTTCCCTCTGGAAACCTTTTCGTTCTGGGGTTCGGCGAGCAGTTCAGCAGGGGGCTGAGGCCCTTTCACCTTGGCAGGTGCCGCATAAGGATTGACCTTTTCCCCAAACACCAACACGCCCATGTCCATCAGCTTCTTGACGGTTTCAACCTTCTTGAGGGCTTCAAGAGCTTCGGTCGTGCTGTTATCATCCGGAAGGGTCACAAAACCCATAGGCGGGATCAGGTAGTGCCTTTCTCGGATGCAGATGGTACGAGGGGTTTCAGAGCGATTGCCGATAATCATTGCGTCTCCTTTTGGAGAAGGGCTCCTAGGCGACTAGGAGCCCTTGATGGTTTAGATGCCGTCCACGTAAGCCATGGAGCCCTGCTGACGAACATGGTAGGAGCCGAACTTGTTTTCGGCGTACCATGCAACAGCGAGAGGCTTCGGCTGAGGCTCGCTGAGCTGATAGGGCAGGGGGAAGGGCAGGATCTGGTTCTCCTTGCGGCGATCCATGATGACCATGCGGTCAAAACCGCCCGCGCCCGCGCCTTCAAGGTAACGAGAGGGAATGATTTCCAATTCCCGCCCGGTCACGCGATACATAACGTTGTTGGTAACAACGTAGTCGATCACGTTGACGGCGATGCCAGTGCCGCTGGAGGCGCTCGTCGCGCCGATAACCATAGGCATGTTGGTGATCTGGGCGAACTGCTTCAGGGGAAGGAAGATGGTGGTCGGCTTGAAGATCGTGCGGCTGTTCTGCCACAAGAAGTTCAGGGCAGAGTTGATATCGCGAACGATTTCAACGCCGTTCTTGTCTTCCCATTTAGTAGAGGACGGGACAGCGGAAGAGGCTTCCGGAGTCATGACCGTCAGGCCGGGATAGTTTATCCAGCCGTTGAAGCCAAGGTCGGGAGTACCGAAGATGATGCTCAGTTCCATCAGGTTGTCACACGCTTCGCGCATGGCACCACCAAGATCCTGAGCCAGATTGCCGTTCACGCCAAAGCTGTACTGGCGGGCATCTTCGTTGGTAACTTCCGCGCCAACAGCGGCATAGGCGATAGGCACCTGAACGGCACCCATGGACTGACCGACCATCGGGATGTCGTTGTTCGGGCCATGGCCGATAAAGGCCGCCGCGCCGTGGCGGTTGCGGCTCATGTAGGCATAAGACGTTGCGCCGGGATTGATGTCGCTGTAGATCTGCTCTTCGAGAACGATGTTGTACCATTCACGGTCAGGATACAGGACGTCATAGAACTGGCTGTCCAGTTGGGTGGTAAGCTCAAACGCAATATCGGCGGCAGTGACGTTGCACGCCGCGCCGCTGGTAGGAGCAGCGTTATTGAATCTTTTCAGGCTCATTCTTCATCTCCTTAGAGAAGCTCAACGAGAGCGATGTTGTTGCAGGGAGCTTCTCCTGCGGTGAACGTCCCGAGGAAACGCGCTCCGGTAAGAAGCACAGTGTCTTCGCTGGTGCCAGCCGAGCCCGCCGTGACAGTGGCTCCGGCGGCGGAAGTGAGACCAAGGATAGCCGAAGCGTCCGTGGTATCCGCAGTCGTAGGAGTAGACGCGAACGTGATAGTGGCAGACGCGCCAGTGGCGGTCGTGGTAAGCACAACGCCGTTGCCGACCGCTTTGACGGTGACAGGCACAAAAGCCGTGGTGATAGCGGCCTGAAGAATGGTAGCAACGTCGCTCACGGTATTGACCGAGCTGAAGTCCAGAGCCGCAACCTTGTGGGGCGTGCTGGCAACAGTGATGTCAAAGCCACCGTTGGTGACGGCCTTAACGTCATTCACAGACAGGGTGCCGCCGTTCAGGGAGCCGGGGGTAGGCGTAGCCGTGCCAGTGATGGGAGCGGCAGAGAACGCGCCAATTTTCAGGCCAGCATTTTTGGTATCGCGAACGATCCAGTATACCGGGCCACCAAACACAGTGGAACCCTGCGCAAGCTGAACCCAAATACGAGCCCCGGCGCGGTCACGACGAGCGTAGTTCGCCATGTCTTCAAAGAAGTAGCACGCTTCGCCGTTGGAGTTGGTGCGCATGAACTGGTTGCGAACCACGATGCCCGCGAAGGACTCGTCGGTAGCGGCGCTGTCCGGAGGCATCACGATGTCATAGTTGAGGCCGGGACGGTTGCTGCGAACGGTAGGATTCACCATGACGCCGATGCCAGCCGTAAGACCGACGGTGGCGTCCACAGGGCCGACAAACGCGCTGTCAACCAGATTGATGTCCGAGGCGTTGGCGAGCATGCCCGCGAGAGCAGTCGCTTGCTGATCAAAGTACTGGAACTGAGCGAAGCCCCTCTGAGGAGTGTAAACCATTGCTTACTCCTTCTCGCTCTTGCGACGAGCATTGTTGAGGCGCATGGGACGGAGAATTCTGTCCAGAGAGCCCTGCGCTTTGCTGTTGTTGATCTGAGCGGAAGCCCCGCCCATGACACGCTTATTGGCACGCTTCTGCCGGATTTCAGCCTGGCGAGCAAGGGATTCGAACGCTCCATCAATGGCGTCCTGAGTCCACTTGGAGAGATCTTCGGCAGGGACACTCATGGCGTTCTGCACTATGATCTTGCGGCGGTTGGCGAAGGTCTTCGCTTTAGCGCACTCGTTCTTGACTTCTTCCTTTTCCTTCTCTTCGATCACTTCGTTTTCGATAGCGTCGTCGAGAATGGCGTCTTCGGCTTCAGTCTGAGCGGCGGCTTCCTGCGCCATAGCCTCCTGGGTTTCCGCGCTCATAAGGTCGTCGATAGTGGCCTTCTGCTCCTCGATGGTCGCCATTGCCGCATCGTACTGGCTCTGGAGGTCGTCCAACTGAGCCTTGATGCTTTGGGCTTTTTCCACCGCTTCCGCGAGCGCATCGGCGTTGAAGGTCTTCTGATCTTCAACCATCTTTTCAGCTTCGGCCGCGTCGTCCTCGTTATTGAACTTGTAGTCGACACGACGGTTTCCGTACTGTGGCTGGAGGACTTTCATTCCCTTCTCCTTTGTTTG